AATATATTCCCCTAAATCTAGTATTTTATCATATATAAGAGAGAGGAATATACCAAACATGTCAAGCATCAACGATATTATTCACGAAGTCGAATCTGGTCTTCTTAGACCATCTCATTATAATGTTGCAATAAGTTGGAATCAGGGTTTCCGCAACGAGGATGGCCAGCCCTCGCTGGCCCAGCCCTTCAATGTACAAGCCGAAAATATTACTTTACCCGGAAGAAGTCTATCAACCCTTCAAAGAAGAATGTGGGGACCACAAAGAGATATTCCGTATGAGAGATTGTTTTCTGGGGATTTAGAAATGACTGTTTTGTTGACTAAAGTATGGAGAAAATATTTAGAAGAATGGATGGATTGGATTATTGATAAAAAATCAAATCGACTAAATCAAGAATACCATGATTATACCGGAAGCATAATAATCGAACTTGAAAATCCCACCACCGCCCCCACGCCCGGAGAGGAGTCCACCCGCGTTGAAGGAAACGAAAAAAAAATAGGATTTGCATTAGAAGTAACTGAAGTATACCCAAAAACAATTAGTCCAATTCAACTAGGATACGAAATGAATAATAACTATGTCAAGCAAAATATTTCGTTCGCATTCAGAGAATATAAATTAATAGAAGTTTAGATATAAATACAATGAATAAAGGAGACTCTATACAATGTCAAAACTAAAAGAACTTCTCTCGTCAGAGATGCCATCATACACACTGACTCTTCCTAGTAACAGCAAAAAAGTCAAATATCGACCGTTTACTGTGAAAGAAGAAAAGGTATTATTGATGGCTGTTGAAGACGGGCGACAAAAAAACCTAACACAAGCAATCATTGATGTGATTGAAAATTGTTGTGGTGATATAAAAAACGCTGGTGAAATTCCTATGATTGATCTGGAATATCTTTTTCTTAGACTTCGAGCAAAATCTATAGGAGAAAAAATATCACCAATTATCACTTGTCCGCACACAGGAGAAAGAATACAACAAGAAATCAATCTTCTGGACATAGATGTTCAAAAAGACAAGAACACTTCCAACAAAATCAAAATTAGTGATAATTTAGGAATAACACTCAAGTACCCTACAGCAAATTCTATGTCAAATGAAAATTTAGACAATGACGAATATGACATTGAAACGGTTATTTCAGTTGTAGCAAATTCTATTGAAGAAGTATGGGCAGACGATAAAATCTACAAATCAGAAGATTTCGAAACTGAAGATTTAGTAGAATTTGTGGAAGCATTATCTCCCGATCAATTTGAGCAAGTAAACGAATTCTTTGAAAATTTACCCAAACTCAATTATGAGTTAGAGTACACAACCAAAGATGGAGAAGAAAGGAAAATAACACTGTCTGGTATAGTCGATTTTTTCGGCTAAGCCTTTCTCATATGTCTCTGTTCTCGTTTTACACATATAACTTTCAACTCAAACATCATCATGGTTGGACGATAACAGAACTTGAAGAAATGATACCGTGGGAAAGGGAAATATATATGCTTCAATTACAAAAATGGATATCAGAAGAAAACCAGAGAAGAGGAAATCTACCATAATAACTAATGGCAAACGAAAAGAATCAACAACCAAATTTCTTTGAGAACAACGGGGAAGATCCTGCTGCCAAAGAGAAAGAAGATAAGCGAGAGAAGAGGGAAAAGAAATCTCATCGCTTACTCGAAGGCATAAAAGAAGCACTCACAAGTGCAAAGTCTACCCGTTCGCCAAAAGCCAAAGCAGAACGAAGACTACAAGATGCAAAAGAAAAAAAGAATGCAGGAATTATCAAAAGATCATCAGTTCGTTCTGCTAAATTTGGTGAATCTCTTCTTGATCAAACGGTAGGATCTAAAGGAATAATTGCAGAATCTATAAAAGGATTTGTTTCACAAATGAATCCCTTGGCTATGGCTAGAGATGCCATCTCTGCTATTCCGGGAACAGGAATGATAGGAAAAGCCTTTAGTGCTGCAAAGGATGTTGAATTTGACGATCCAAACAAAGAAGAAAAAGAAAGAAAAAAAGATAGAGAAGAAAAATTAGATGACAAACGAGAAGATGGACTATTAGATAGTGGAGAACAAACAGAATTTTATCTTGCTGATATTTCAGATGATATAAGTCATGGATTTCTTGAGGTTGGAGATTTGTTGGAAATTATTAGTGAAACTCTTACATCAATGAGAGATTCGGATTTGAAATCAAAACTTGTAGAAAAAGAAGAGAGAAACGAACGAAAAAGAGCATCGAGAAGGATTAATGCTGGTGCTGGTGCTGGTGCTGGTGCTGGTGCTGGAGATGATGATGATGATGGTGGTATAATTGGAAATATACTCGGCGGCGGAGCGGCTGGCATTGGTGCAGTAATTACCCCTTGGCTCACCAAACATATATGGTCCCGCATACCAGGCACAAAAGCAAACAAAGCAAGAATCGCGGCGAAAGCGACGAAAGCGGCGGAAGCAAGCAAATTAGCAAGAGCCAAACGCATTGCGAACATCCGCCGGGCCCGGAATATTGGCGGTGCAGCGGGGAGGGGAGTAAGGGGACTTGGGAGATTTGCAAGATTTGCTGGACCAGCAGCAATGGTAGGTTCATTATTGTGGGATGTAGGTAAAAGTATTGAGCGTCACTATCAGGAAAAAACTATGAGACTAGAAGGAGTTATTGGTAAAGAAGGATTTGAAAAAAGGGGCAACAAATTATATGACCCGGAAACTGGACAGATGTTTATAGATCCTGAATCAAATAAAAGAGATCCTGATACCGGGGCCCCACCAAAATCAGAAGAAAAAGCAAGAGAAAATTCTAGAATCAATACAAGAAGAAATCTAAGAAAAATTAACGAAACAAAAATTCACACAAGACTAACAGACGCATTTAACTTACTCAAAGGAGGAAAAGATGCAGAAGCACAAGGTAAACTATGGGGAGCAAAAGGTCTTTTAGATGATAGAATAAAAATTGCCGGATCTTTAGCACCAAAAACAGAAGGTGAAGCAAAAAAACTTATGTCTTTTGATGACACAGAAGGTATAAAACAAAAAATATTTGAACTACGAGATTCTTTCGGTGGAAGAGGCGGCAAAAGCCTAGACGAAGTAGAAAACTCATTTAATGCTATAGAGGGAATAAGAAAACAAGGGCGGCGTACCAGCGGGACCATTGTCCCTGGCGATATAGGTCAACTTTCCCTAAAACACACAAAACGGCTGGTCGAATCTATTTTGCCCGGTGGAGAACTTCACGGAAAAGTCGAATCAATAACTCCTTTAGAAGGACAACAAACAGAAGGAGTATCACAACCAACCCCAACACAAATACAACCACCACCACCCGGACAAACCATTGCTGGACAAACAATAGACGCAGACAGAGCAAGAATAGATCAAGATGCCCAACAGCAATCTGCAAATACCGTTGCCATCAACAACCAACCAACAACCACCATAGACAATTCAGTAACCACATCTGGTGGTGGCGGAGGCGGCGATAGTCAAATGAATGAACCCGCATTCAACTATTCCAGAGAAGAACGGAAGAGAGGCGAAATATTATAATAAAAACAGAGAGGAAGGCAAAACCTTCCCCTCTGCTGAACCACAACCAGAATCAACGAATTTTAGTCTTCGGAAGCCAATTGTTCAAAGTACGACAACGCATCACTCGCTTCATCATCAGACTTAGAAGTATCTGATGCAGACTCTTCTGTTGTGGGAGAAATGTCTTCTACGGTTTCTTGTGTTTGCTGAGAGGGAGCAGAAGCACGAATGTCTTCTCCCAATACACTATAAAGATGCTTCTTCAAATCCTCATAACTCTTGAAGTTAGCAGGATCAACGAATTCCGTAAGAGAATATTGCTGCTTCCAAACCTCTTCCAACTTCTCATCGTCATCAAAAAGAGCAGAAGATGATTCAAACTCACTCTTATCATAATTGATAAAGCCAGCAACCTTCCGAACCTTCAACTTGAAATTTGCACCTTCCCAAAAATCAAAGGGGTTGATTGCAACTTCATCCTCAAACTCTGGTTGTGATGCTTCCTTGATCTTCTCAAAAATCTTCTGACCATAACGATACAAGAAAACTTTTCCCTCATTCTGTGGATTTGCTGGATCAGAAACGATATAGATGTTCGAAACATAGTTCGTCTTTCTTCGTCTTGATCGAGCAATGTCCTTATCACTCTCAATACCCGAATTCCAAAGTTTACTATTCAACTCCGAAACCGGATCATTCTCACCGAGAGTAGTTCTAGAATTCTCAATATACCAACCCCCCGGTCCTTGAAAACCATGAGAAAAATACTTCACAAACGGAGTCTCTTCTCCTGCTTCATCTGATGGGGGAAGAAATCTAATGACCGCATAACCATTACTGGACTTGTCCAACTCTGGTCGCCAAAAACGATCATCTTGATAAGACTTCTTGTCTGTCTTTTCCAACTCCTCTGCAAGTTTGGAAATACTGTTTTTCGAACGCTTCTTGAAATCTGAAAATGACATATACTGTCTCCTTATTTTCATGGGGACTCCCCATGCCTAAAAATATAGTAGGAACTCCCTACTTCTTATACACATTATACGGTATATATGGTCGTTGTCAACTTCTATATCGGTAATTTTGCTGAAACTTTTGGAAGCAAATTTAGATCTCTGCCCTCAATTTCAATCTTTTCAATAATTGGCTTAGATAAATACTTTGCTGCTATTTGTGGCTCAATATTGTTCTTATCGCAAACCCATAAAACGGCTTCAATGTATTCGCCACCATGTTTCTCAATATATGATTCCACTTGTGACGATATATCTTCATTGTTTATAAATAACGGCATAATAAATCCTTATTCAATAAGTGTGATTATATAGGTGTTATACCAACTAGTCAACACAAAATCTTATACATATAGAGAAGAAATATTTACCACTAGGAGTAGAACTGAATGGCTGTAATAATAGGTAACGGACAAACTGGTGACGGAATAATTATTGGTGGTTCAACATATGCCATTTCTTCCGATTGGGGGAGTGCTGGTGGTACTGGATTTACACTTACTCATGTTCAGATAGTCAAAGCGGGGTGGGGTGATAACAACAACACATATAGGACTAGTACTTCAACACCATTCCCCATGAAAATTTATGATGTGAATGGAAGCACAGGCGCAAATGTTATTGATGGTGCTTTACGGATTACTGGTGGAGTAAATGTAAATCAAGCCCTTGAGATTCATGGCGGACAACTAGATGGCTGGAATAAGCCGGTTGTTGGTGGTGTTGTTCAACTGGTGGGACCAACATACGGAAAGAGTGGTCCAACCGCATATGCTCCCGGTCATACAAGAGATTATCATTTCAATCCAATCAAAGTAACAGGATCAATTCAAGGATTATCTGCTGGATATCCTTTGAGTGTTACTTATGGGGGCGGTCAACCCGGAAAAGGTCTTGGAGAAGGACTCATTAGAAGGTTGTATGGTGGACCAATTGGTTACACAGGATTCACTGGATATAATCTAATCACTCATGGTGCAGGAACAAACTCAACCGAACTATCAAGAGATGTTGACTATATTGCTGTTCAGGGTGTTTCTGGTGGCTTCGCTCTGGGAGTAACTGCTTCACGCACACAGGGACTAAACACCAGAGATCTTAGATATGATAGAGATGCTGTTGGTATTCATGGTGTTACTGGAGCCAAAGCAATCGAAGTCACTGGCGGTGTACGGATAAATTATGGTCCTGCTGGTGGTAGTTTTGAAATTAGAAGTCTGGCATCCGGTAGAGACAGTGTAGCAATACATGGAGCAGATGGTACTACTGCTGGTATGGTAAAACTCTTACACAGTGATGGTAGTCCAATAGGAAAATCTGCTGATGCACTCAAAGTTGCCATTGATAACGGAACATTTACAGGAACCGTTACACTCAGTACAAATGTATATGTACAAAATGCAACTGGTGGATCTGTCAAAGTACGAGGAATTACAGCAGACGAATTGGTTGTGAAGGGTCCACTTTCAGGCGGCGCACTAGAAGTTGCAAGTCCCAGCGGATTGAATATCCGAAATCTTACTGCAACCGATGTTGTGGGTTTGGGTGGTCAAGCATCCGAAAATCTTGGTAACATTAAATCAGATGTCAATACAACAACTGGTAGACTAGGAAACATTCAAACAAATACTGAAAAGACTGTAGATGCCTTATCAGAAATCAATATGCATGTGGATGCATTCGAAGATAAGGGTACTGTAAGTATTGACAACCCAACTGTCCCATCTGACGGAATTATGTTCAACACTGCTATTCATCGAGTATATCAACCAGATGTATTGATTGCACTAAGCACTGTTGTAGGAACCTCTCCTAAGGTTCTTGATGCAGATACCACTGTGTATAATGGTGTGTATGTATCAGCGGATCCGGGAAATACAAGCAACATTATGGTTGGTAGTGTAAAATTACGACTAAACTCTGCTGCTGGTTATGTTCTTGAACCCGGAGAAAGTATATTCTTACAGATATCCAATCTAAATAAAATCTATGTCAGGGGTATGGATGGAAATCAAACTGTTCGATGCATAGGATCATAAAATGGCATTTAGTCGTGGAAGTCACAGAAGAAAAAAGACATCACCATCCCAAGAGACTAATCCAACCAAAACCTGTCTCCTGAACGAAGGTACTTTTCTTGGATTATTATTCAAGAAAGATGTAAACAACACAAAATCTACTCTTACTACTTTACGAAACAGACCAAATGTTATATTCGCAGAGAAAGATATTATTCTTTTTGATTATAGTTTGTTAGAAGAAACAAACAAAGACCTAGATCAAATACACGCAACTTTCTCTACTCTAACGCCACAAAAAAGCACATTCACTTTATCTAATGCCAGATATGTTCAAGATGACATTAGTATTGATGTCACTATGAATGGAACATATCAATTTCTAAACTTTATAAATGATACCATCATTGTTGCTAAATGGACATCTTCTACGGCTATTGGTAATTATGATAAAGCAAAATGGTCAGGAAAATACTTCCTTGAAACTCCGCAATTCACTGTTGATAAAATATTCTCTTCAAAGAAAATTGATGTTATTGAAAATTTGATACACCAACCAAATTGGTCAGACTGGGGAATAATGGCTGGAGACAAGGTAAGATTCGTCGGAACAAAATATAACGACGAACTTGACGCATTAGTAATCAGCACAGAACTAGATGAAAATATGCTCTCATTGTCTGAAATCAACCAAAATGAAAGTGCTATAGGAACACCAGTCAAAATGCAACTTTGGAGAAATTGTTCCAGTCTAGATGCTGAAGATATTTATGAAACACAAGAACCTACAATAATTCAATCTACGGGAAATAAAAAGGGAAATAAAAAATTCAAGAAGAGGACTATAAGTAATACCTCAAAACAAACTACAGGAAACAGTACTGGTACTGCACGATCCGTTCCCACTCTGCCTCCGCCTTCGGCACCGCCTTCGGCACGCCTGGGTTCGGCTGGCAAAACCACGCCGCTCGGTAGTAATCCCATAGGCTCTTCACAACAGGGGGCCCCCCACAAGTGCGATAGCGATTGCTACGCGTACCGTCGTGACAGCAATCCAGATGGATGTTTCCCAGAAAATTGTAGGTGCTTACGAACAGCATTGTCATCATACAGGGCGGAATTCGCTGAACCCTGCGTGCGATTCCCGACCCTATGCTATCCAGAAGACTTTGATTTTACTTCGCCACCATTTCAAATGATTGATAACGGTGACGGCACTTTCAGCATGGATGCCGCTCGTCATGCCTATTGCAATGACACCCCCTTATATTACCACGGACCGGGAGCGCATTGGCCTGAATGTATCGGCGGTTGGTGCTTCTCAAATTATTGATCCATACGCATAAATCATTCATTCAGATTTGTAGAATCTGGAACAGGATCTGTTTCATATAACATTCTAGAAATCTTATCAGAAAAAGCCCATCCAAACGAACCATCTTCATATTGAAGTTTTACTGCTTCAGTTTCCCCATTATCGCTATCGACTGCATCAACAATTTTTCCCATTTTCATGTTGTTTTTGTTGACCACTGATTCGCCAAGTTCATATCGTTCCATAGTATTATCTCCGTTATACATCAAGGTTTTCCCAATCATGATTTGCCATCAGATGCATCGCCCAATGACCAAATCCGGTTTGTGGTGATTGTACTTCATCACCGATACTCTCAAAAACGAATGGTCTACCATTCACCTTGCTTGTGTATATAGGCGAATCGTATCCCATTTTCCCTTTATTGAAAATTTCTTTCTTATGATAACCAAGCCAATTGTTGTCACACCGATTAGTTCCAATCAAATATGCTTTAGATTCTCCTTTGATAGCACCTTTAGGAATGAACAAAATACTATCCTGCTCAAATATTTCACCAAGTTTCAATAGGTCTTTTTCAAGAGTACCTTTATCATTTAGATCAACAACAAAATAACTTACTTCCTTAGTAGTCTTTCCGCCCTCAGGATATGATCCTTGAAGGGTTGTTACTCCATACCCCTTCACCTTCAACTTTGCAAGAAGACTTTTATTTCGTTTTTGGTTGTCTTTCTTGCTGTATATTTTTCCTTCTCCACAATCAGATCCCTTTCGAAATGCTGTTAGTGCGCCACAATCATGTTCTTCGTTATGTCTCCATAAGCGAGAAAGAGAAGATTCGTTGATTAGTTTCTTATATGATTTCATTTTGATCTCCGATATTATATATCAATACGGTTATGAATGATAGAATGGGGCGAGCCGGATTCGAACCGGCACTGTAGCGATTTTAAGTCGCTTGCCTCCTGCCTGTTGGGCTACCGCCCCTGTATTATAATTTATTCATTCCTTCATTAGTTGTATAGAAAATTTCATCAAAAATAACCTTACACCAAGGTAAGCATATATCACAAGGTTTACTCATACGCATATTACCAAATCTATTGAATCTAAAATTCACCAATTTCAAATTATTCTTCTGACCTTTATAACGAATCAATGCATCCAATTCAGAATGAACTTCGTCGAACTGATATCCATACTGTTTTGCCATAGGATGTGTTCTGAAATGGTTTGTCCCTATAGAAACTATCTCATTTTTCTTGACAATTATAGAAACATGTTTCTTTGGTCTGGGGATGTTGATAGAGATTGGTATGGCAATATCAATAAGTTTAGGAATATTCATTTCTACGCCACCAGCAGATAACCAAAAACAAAAGCATAAAAAGAAATCACACCAGCAATTGCAAGAACAGCAATAATTTTTTCTTTCTTAGTCAATTTGTCATAAGGATAAAGTGAAAACATTATAGGAAAAAACTCTCCAACAAATCTTGATCATTTCTTATCTCTTGACATTTGATTTACTGTATGTGGTGACGATAATAACTATGCATTCTCATCAAATCAATTTCATTTTCATCCACATCCGTCCAAGATTTTGTTCTAGGATCAAGTTGGTATTCAACATAATAAGAATCACCGCATTCTTTCGGTGCATCAACAACAGTTCCGACATAATTATAACCATCTCTCTTCCAAAAAATTTGATCTCCGCTATCTACAACCAACATTTTTTTCCACCTTACAGTCATTTTAGTTTTTTCTTCCAGACTTTCTTAGACCATATTTGTTCTTTTTACTCTTTCTGGGTCTTCCTACCTTTTTATTTTTGCCCCAAATAGACTTTTGTATATCGTTGTTCTTTGCCATTACTACTCCGTCAATTTCAATTCTGGAACAGCACCAACAACACCAGAAGTTTCTGGAATTATCAAGCCACTACCAAATGCGGTATTGTATTGGTTCAAGAATTCGCCAATAGGTGCAACTATAAAAATTACATGTTGCTTGGAAAGTTCCAAACCCTTCTTGAGTTCCTCATCATCACAATACGGAAGATAAGGAGCAATGCCAATTCTTCCTTCACCCGCTGGTATAATAATAGCAGGATTAGACAAAGTAATAGTATCATCTTTCTCTGTTACTTTACCAATAATCTCTTCGCCAGTCTGCAATCTAACAATCTTTACTTCACTCATTTTTTGATTTGCCTTTATTCTTGTCTTTTACTTTCTTTGTGGTTTTCTTTTTAGGAAAAGCCTTTTCCCAACCTTCATCCCATTTCTTCCAATTCACTTTACGATATTTACTTCCTTTACCCGCTTGACCATCAACCATCACTACAATCGTTTGTTTCACCTGGCAACGATTCAATCCATTCGTTAGCAACACGAATATCTTCCATTACCCTATCACATTCGCACTTATCAATAGGTGTACAATTACACTTTTCATAAAGAAGTTTGGCTTTTAGTCCGCTGATTATCTGATTGTTTAGTTCCATAATTTTCTCCTTCTGAACAATCACAATTATATATTATGTATATTGACATTTCAACAAAAAAAGAGTAGGTTTTCGTAGTTGTCCGAATGTTGGGGACACAACTACTACACACCTACTCTTTTTGTTCGTTCCCACCGCGAAGCCTGACGGTGCAAAGGCGGTGAAGTGTCTTACCACTCTTATCCTCATCCAAGTCCCTGAATGAGGCTACGGAGGCTTCTGATCCATACGCTTACGCGAATTCCGCAAGAACGAGATGTTCAATGCCTGGGAAGGAATAACCACACCTTCAACTTTCGGGGTCAACTGGTTTGTTAATAACCCTACTTGTACCACCACTGCATTAGTCAAATACTGCTTCACTCATTTGAGCATCCGCACCCCACCACAGGGAGCAATGTACTTTAGTCCGCATGACGAAAACTTGTTCAGTCACCAGGCTGTGCAGGTGATCAAACCCTGCACTTATTATTTAGTTTTCAAAATCCTTAGATGGGGTTTCCCCCACCGAAGGAAAACTACTCTTTAGAGCATATATCGGTTGCCGTTGTCATCAAACCCATAGGTTCGATTGCCGGGATGGACATCTTCCATGAAGTACCGAGTCTTTCCGGTAGGTGTTTCTTCAGAAACAATTGCCCAATTACCATACTCTTCGACGGTATTCTTGATGTCGCTGATAGTGGCACGAAGATTAGCAACACCAAACTTCGACCTTGCCTCATTTGCTGTGATTCCCTTACCCTTTGAAAGATAATTGATCACTCTACGCTTCTTACTCATTGTTGCCATATGACAAACTCCTGTTTTTTGCGGCACTTACCAAATTCAAGGTAGGGATACTTGCCGCTCTGTATCCGTTCCTTTATTGTTATACAAGTAGTATACTTTGCCACTTACTGATAGTCAATTCTTTTTTTGAACGAATTCGTAGATTTTTTCTGCTTCGTTGCGAATGGCTTCTGTGGTAGGGAAAACTGGCCGTTCTTCAACAGGACATTCGCCAGTTGCTTGTTCATCAAACTGCCAGTCTTTCCAAACTTCGTGGTCACTATAGAATCGGTCCATAAGACCTTGTTTTGCTTCTTGCCAGATATCAAACCGCAGTCGTGTTTGTGCCCAATCGGCAGGTGCGTGCTGCCATTCACTCATTTTGTTTCTCCTTGTGTGTATGTGTGTGTTTGAGAACACTGTTCTCGTTGTTGTTTATGTCTCAATGAGTCAGGTGAGAATCGAACTCACGACTTACGGTTTAAAAGACCGTTACTCTACCAACTGAGTTACTGACCCTTTGTGGTCAGTGTTTCTGTTTTACTGGCAACGGAGATTCATAATAAATTTCCAATCCCAATGCCTTTGCCAAGTGCCATTCGCATTTTGCGCCACGACTTGTTTCCCATCGGCTCATCATATAAATTGCGGTACAATCATCACAAATGGCAATCATATCACGCCTCAATGCCTTACGCATAAATTCGCTATCTTCGTAATCGTTTTCGGGGTCAAATTCCACATGACCGTTTGGTGGCGAACCTTGTGTTCTGTCCATTTCTGCGGGATTAATTACTGTCCATCCTTGCTCTTCAAGGATTTTTGCTTGACGGTCAAATGCAGGGAAATTTCCATCTTCATAACCACGCATCGGTCCTGCACAATAGATTGTTGGTTCTCTAGTCATACTATAATTATATCCTCTTAGAATAGAATGTCAACAAATATCCTCACTTTTTTTCTACAAATGGCACCATTTCAATAATTGTATTGAAATATAAACTGCGCCAACCTTTCTTGTCTACATCCCAAACAGCGAGAAGATCTTTTTTCTTTATTGATTTTCTTTGATTTTCTCGACTTATATATTCGTGTGAAAGTGTGCATTTCATTTCACGAATTTTTCCGGTAGTAATTTTTCTAAATTTCACTACCCAAACACTAGACAAAAGCCGTTCTATTACTTCTTCTGGCTTCACGGAAGTTCACACCCCTTCCAAGAATCATCTTCTTGTTTGAGATTGAAATATTTACACTGTATAGAACATTTGTGGCAATCAATAAAATTATCCATCTCTTCTATAAGTCCTTCTTTGTATATAGAATCATAGCCATCTTTTGCCCAATTACCTAACCTATATTCTGGAACGCCACGAAATTCAGTACACCAATAAGTATAACCATCAGCACAAAATATAACCGCCAACATAGGACCAAAACATTTTTTGATGGGGGGGTTATTAGATTCTTTGTTTTCTATAAAATGCTTTTCCTTTTCAAATGCAGAAAGAAAAACAATCCCCCCTTTCTTACAATAATTTTTGAGTCTGTCTCTAACACCATCCCATGTTGTAATAGGATTGATAATGTGTCCATCTTTGAAGTGTGCGATGCGAACAAAAAATTCATCAAATCCGTGTTCTACTGCAAAGTCTATTGCTTCTTCAAGGTGTTTCCAAGTATTGTTATAATCGGTAATCAAATATTTGAATGTAATTTTGGTTCCGTACTCTTTTAGTTTTGGAACAACTTCTTTCACATTTTTGAGAACATAATCAAAATTGTGTCTTCGTATTGTGAAGTAATCCTGATGTTCAACCGCATCAATATCAATACCGATCCAATCAGGACGAGATTCTTTTGACAAGTTTAGTCGTTGTAATAAAGTTCCATTGGTTATCAAGCCGACCTCAGCATTTTTCTTACACGCTTCTTCTATCATTTCAGATATTGCAGGATGAACTGTTGGTTCCCCCCCACCAGAGAAAACAATTTTACCAACTGTATCTGGTAAACTACGAATCAAAGAAATATAATCTTCTGTTGTCGCTTGATCTGGACAAGTTTTACGAAACTCATGCACATTACAATAATAACAATCTTGATTACAAGTATTTGTAGGATCTATTTCAACTTCGAATGGTTGTACTATATTTTTTAGTTCGCTTTTGTTCATTTGTATATTTCTAATACGCCGTCATGGACTCGAACCATGTTTGCACGATTATAAATCGCACTGAGAAAACCATTCCTCCCACGGCGCAAATAATCATCGCATCTTTCGTGCTATCTTATACCGTTGTTTCTTTGCCCTGTATTTGTTCTTATCCAGATGGGCGAGTTGTTTTTCGGGACTCAATTCATCCCAATACTCTTGTCGTTTTTCTGCTTCTCGCCTTTTTGTTTCTTTTGTTTTCTTCAATACTCAACACTCCCACCAAAATAAACCCGACATTTCTTGTTGCTCACATGATCATTTTCATCTTTGTCGAGATAGTTAGATCTCTGACGATCTTCATCATGTCCTAATCTATAGTTTGCTTTTTCAATATCATACTTTTCATGGAGAATATGATCATGACCAGTATGATTTACATTGTCTTCAAAAAACTCTTTGATTAGAAGGTTGCTTTTGTAAATAGCATCTTCTTCATCTTCTCCCAACGGAATATCAATATGGAGTCTATATTCATTCATAACTAAACCATCCTAACTTGAAATTTCTTCAACAAATTTATACGACACAATTTGGTCTATTTTGATTTTGAGCCATCCCGCTTCCGGTTTCTGACCCTCATCTAAATTCTTATTGGTTGACCAAACCATCAAGAATCCGTTATCATTTACTTTCTTTTCTGATAAAATTGTTCTGTGTAAGGAAGAACCTTTACTTGGAAGAACATCATTTTGAAGAGTGCAGTAAACATCTCTTGGTTTTGTATCATTCACTCGATATATGGTAACAATACACAACCCAGATTTCAACCTTTCAACCAAATTCTTTATAGAGATATCTGGCTGGTTTTTGAAAGCCTCTTTTCTTTTTTTACTACATCCACAACTCATGAAATAACTTTCTCATTTTCACGAACACTATACCAAACTCTTCTGTTATTTTCACTTGTCCATTTGTTCCAATAAGAAGTGATAGTTTGAACATCTTCTTTTTCGCCAAGAGGATATATCATTGTTCTTCTTCTATTCTCTGGATTATATTGACGATCAATAGAATTGATTTTCACCAAAGCATCGGCATCATTTATTTCTTTCAATTCAAAGGGGTCACAAACCAACGAAACAACCAAAAGTTTTCCAGAAAAAGAAATCTCTTTTGGTTGTTCACTTTCACTACCCTTTTTTTGTTTTGGTGGAGTTGGTCGTTTCACTTCTCTTTTTCTAAATTCCATCATAACCTCCAGTCACAGATCTCAATTCTTCTTTTTGATCTCTACGATCCTTCTTGGGACATCGTTGCCTTTTCCCCCAACATTTTGCTCTATTTTTGGGTGTGCCAAACGCATCCCTATCCCCATATGTAGAGAAGGGTTTTCTTCTTGTCATCTTCCGTTTATTAGACATATTCATATCAACAGTATACCATCAACAATAACACTATCAAGAAATTTATTCTTTTTTCTGTCCTGTTCCAAAGAGATTCTTGGTTATTGTGGATTTGGGAACATTAGTTCTAATCCAAGACAATGCTTGACCCAATAAGTCTTTTTCTTTCGTCATTGATTTTCCTGGCTCTTTCATTACCAGATATTTGAAATCTTTGACAACAACTGTATCCTTCTTTTTGCCAGTTTTGATCGGTTTTCCTTCTTTGTCTTTCCAAAGAACCGTATGTTCTGGTCCACCAAGAACAATATACACTCCACCATCTACACCCCTTGGTGTTCCTTTTCTAATAAAATTCCACATAGTATTCGCTGCACCTTCATGTGTGGCTAACAAAATATCTTCTGGAACAATTCTTCCTCTTTCTGGGTTTCGATTTTGTTTGACGGCAATTGAATAATTTGTAAGTACCCAAACAATATGAATATTTTTTGGATCATAACCAGAAGCCATAAACTGCGGAACAAGTTTATCAACTTTTTTTGCTTCAGCCAATGTGGTATCAATCAAAATGTTTGGCAGATGTTTTAATTTTCCGCCCTGTAAAAGCAAATCTAAAGTCTTATCTTGAATGCCTTTGTTTTTTATAAACATGTGCATCTTCATCACATCTTTTGTACGGCGCAAATCCAAACCACGAATTTCCTTATATTTATCTTTTGTTTTAGCAAGAATCAGAAATGCTTTTTTCAATTCATCAACATCACGAACCTTGAATTTTTCCCCCTCCAAGAAATTATTTCGAGCAAAACCCTTTCCACTACCTGCCCCACCGGCAAGAAAAACAATTTGTCCTTGTCTTGCACCTTTGCCAACAATAATTTGCTTTTCTATAAGATCTTGGATATTTCTTTTCTCTGTGATGTGGTGTTTGAAAGATTTCATGGTTATTTTACCCCAGAATACTTGTTAGTGTACCTTTTCTTTTATCTAGTTCTGCAATAGCCTTATTTTTTAGGGCAAAACCTTTTCGTCCAGCAGAAAAAATTCTTAGTGTCCATTTGTCTTTATGTTTATCAACTTCGCCTTTTTCATATTCTCCCCTTTTCCATCCCTCTCCTTCTCCTACTGCGTCATGAATGGCAATATTAGAATCCCATGCCAATAAATTCTTAGATTTATCAACTATGAATCTAATTTTCTTTCTTTTGGTATTCATAATAAATCTTTCTATCTCTGATAGCGTAGGATTTTCTAACCCACGAATAGTTTTTACTTGCCCTCTATCTGCCATATATGGGAGAAGAGTCATAAGTTTGGTCGATTTCTCTGTAATGTATTTCTTGAATGATAGCATATATTATGTATAATTTACCACCCATCCAACATCCAAGTACCAAACACTACACTATGGGGGAGTTCATATTCTTCCCCAGTATCATGATGTTCCACAACAACTATATTTTTGTCCCATCTCTTGAGGATTCCAAGAAATCCAGATTTACCATCGCCAAACGAAACAAAAACATCTTCGTCTAGATAATCATCCCAAGTCTCACCGTCTATGAGTCCCATCTTCATCTCCAAATACTGTATTGAGTTGTCGATTCACTCGAATAAAAGTAGTGCATTTTGGAAGATCCTTCAATCTTCTTGCTCCTGTATATGTACAGGCACTTCTCAATCCGCCTAGAATCTGTTGAATAACTTCCTCTACCGATCCCCTGTAGGGAACGGTAACTGTTTTCCCCTCAGACGCTCTGTAAGTCGCCACACCGCCATTGTGCTTGTCCATTGCAGTTGTGCTACTCATACCATAGAAGACCTTATAATAATCTCCTGCTTCGTCTGTTACGACCTCTCCTGCTGTCTCATCTGTTCCTGCGAGCATTCCGCCGAGCATCACGAAATCTGCTCCCCCACCGAATGCTTTGGCAACATCACCGGGAGACTGGCAACCACCATCCGCCATGATAAAGCCGTTCAACCCGTGAGCAGCGTCGGCGCATTCTATTACCGCCGAAAGTTGTGGATACCCCACTCCTGACACCTTCCTCGTTGTGCATACACTTCCCGGTCCGATGCCAACCTTTACTATATCCGCTCCTGCGAGAATGAGTGCTTCGGTCATTTCTGCTGTTACCACATTCCCTGCTATAATAATCTTGTTCGGCCATTTGTCCCTGACTTCCTTTACAAAATCTATAAACTTTTGTGTATATCCGTTTGCAACATCCAAACAAAAAAACTTATTCCGATTACTGTACACATACAACGGCAAAGCAGACTTGTCTCCCAGCAACAATTCTCTGTCTCGTTCTTTCATTCCGAACGAAAGAACCATATGACTCGCTTCGCACATATCAGCAGAATCTTCCACATCTCCTGCATTTATATATTTGTCCAAACAAGTGAGCATTCCATGTGTTGACAATGCCCGCCCCATCTCAATTGTTCCGATGGTGTCCATGTTTGCTGCAACAATCGGAATACCCTTCCAAGTGTCGCCATTTCTGAACCGAAACTTTCTCGAAAGACTCACCCCAGAACGAGATTCCAGAACAGATCTTTTTGGACGAATCAGCACATCTGTATAGTCAAGTTTTATATCATCAAGAATTTTCATTTTTTATACCGTTTCCTGTTAGTCTTTCACAATCAATGATAGAAGAAAACAAAATCTTTTGCCACTTTTCTTCTACGAGATTCCATACTGTTATATATTTATTGCTGAATGATGATTTCCATTTTTCGTGACTTTCATCAAAAGAATCGGGAAGATGTATCAATGAACGAGTCACCGAAACTGTGTGTTCTACTGAATGAACATCAACATACACAAGTTCACAAATTCCATTGATGAGTTCTTCAAAAATTGTTGGTGTTTCGCTCATTCTGTCTTTTCCGTTTTTTCTCATTTCTCATTCACTCATCAATCTAGGGGGATCAATCTAGGGGGAACAGAATCGTCCCGAACCCAACCTTGTTCAATCATACGCTTCCATAAATCTTGAGCATCCATAATTTTCATTGGTTGCGAACGA